CTTTTGAGCCTACAGCCTGTTCAAACAAACGCGCAGGTACAAGCCAATATCATTGCTCACAGTATGCAGCATTTACAAATGAAAGCAGACATAATCGCGCAACAACAAATGCCGCCTGATGCTATGCAACAGTATCAACAGCTGCAACAACAGGCGCAACAAGCATCACCTGTTGAAGCGCAACAAATGCAAGCCGAAGCGTCTAACATACTGGCTCAGTTCAGTGCGCCAATCATGTCAGAGCTGGTCATACAGTTCTCGCAACAGATTGGTACACCTCAAGAAGAAGATCCTTTAGTAACGATCAGAAAGCAAGAATTAGCCTTGAAAGGTCAGCAGCTGAACCAAGAACAACAGCAGTTTATGCAGCGTGAAGAACAACGCGCTATGGACCAAATGCGCCAAGATCAGATAGATCGCGAGCGTATAGAAGCCCAACGTGATATCGCTGAAATGAAGGACGATACGACGAGGGATAGACTTGACCAACAAAAGGAACTAAAATTAATTGATCTTGGATTAAAACAGTTATAAATATGATTAAAGTTACAAAAGTAAACGAACAGAAAACGCCTAAAGTTTTAGACGGCAAACAATCCTATTCCAACAAAGGCACTTTGCAAACAAAAAAAGCAAAGTCTTTTGATGCCAACACCACACCAAAACCAGGTATAGGTAAAGGCAAGGCTAGAGGTATGGGCGCTGCTGAATTTGGTGGCAAGTTTTCTGGTATTTATTAATGGATTTAATTTGGCTTGCCGAAGCCTTACAAAAGGTTCTTAAAGAAAAGAAAGAATCTTTAGAAGACTTAATTATGAACGGCGCCAAAGATTTCCAAGAATATAACTATCTACGTGGTCGTTACAATGCCCTCGAAGACGTAGAGCAAGAACTTAGGGCGTTGCTGGAAAGGAGTGTAGAAAACGATGAAAGAGGTACTGGTACCTGATCATATCGCAAGAGAGGTTGAAGCTGAAAAGCAAAAACCAGAAGAAGACAAGTCAGAATTGGATCAAGCTTATGTCAACTCAGATGACAGAGTTCTCGACCCAACTTTATTAGAAAAATCCTATTTAGAACGTATGCCTCAACCGACAGGTTGGAGGTTGTTGATTTTGCCATACAAAGGCAAAGCCGTTACTAAAGGTGGTATTGTTCTAGCTAAAGAGACTGTAGAAAGAGAATCCCTAGCTACCGTGGTGGCCTACGTAGTGAAGATGGGTCCTCTTTGTTATGCCGATAGAAATAAATTTGGCGATACCCCGTGGTGCCAAGAAAAACAATGGGTATTAATTGGTAGATATGCTGGCGCTAGGTTCAAGCTTGGCGACGATGCAGAGTGCCGTATTATTAACGATGACGAAGTCATTGCAACTATAGAAGACCCTGACGATATCGTTAGTGTCTAAACATGAGAGGAAATCATGCAAGAAAATGAAGCAATACAGACTGAGGAACAAGAGCCTACCGAAGTCGTAGAACTTGAGGAAGAGGTAAAAGAATCCGAATCTGAACAGTCAGCCGCTCCTATCGAAGACATCTCTGAAGAAGAGACAAAGGCCGATGCAGAGCAAGACGAGCTGGAGGATTACTCCAAGAATGTTCAGAAAAGAATCTCTACTTTGACCAAAAAAATGCGCGAACAAGAACGCGCGGCTCAATCGGCATACGAATACGCAAAAAACTTACAAGCTGAAAATGAAGCTTTAAAGAAAAATACGTCACAATATGCAGAAAATTACCAATCAGAGGCTGAAAACAGATTAAAAGCTCAGAGGGCGCAAGCTAACGCAGTTTTAAAATCTGCTTATCAAGACCAAGATTGGGACAAAGTAACAAAAGCTCAAGACATTCTCGACAAGATAACTGTCGAAGAAAGTAAATTAGCTAACACTAAGTTGTCTATTGAGCCTACTACTGAGTATCAACAAACTCAGATACCGCAAGGCTTTCAACAGCCTCAAGCCACACCCAATCCTGATCCAGCCGCTGAAGACTGGGCTAGTAAGAACGAGTGGTTTGGTGAAGATGAGGCTATGACTTTAGTAGCATTTAACATACATAGAAGATTGGTAGAGGAAGAAGGGTTTGATACAAACGACCCAACATACTATACTGAAATCGATAAACGTATAAGAGCTGAGTTTCCACATAAATTTAACGGTGTGGAAGAGGCCGAGCCAAAGGGCAAAATACAGCAAACTGTAGCGCCCGCTGGTAGAAGCGAAAGCTCTGGACGCAAACGACAAGTGAGGCTAACTAAAGCCGAAGTCGAAATGGCACGTCGTTTGAATGTACCGTTACAAGAATATGCTAAACACGTAAAAAGGTAGACAAATGACAAAAGAAACAGAATTAAACGAATCAATTGATGCTCAAGCATCTACTGAAAACAGAACACCACGTTCTGCTGAAACTCGAGCGAAAGATACTGCTCGCAAACCTTGGCGTCGTCCATCAATGTTGGAAACCCCTGATGCACCTGAAGGATATGAATACAGGTGGATAAGAGCTGAAATCGTTGGACAGGAAGATAAGAAAAATGTAACTGCTAGGCTAAGAGAAGGTTTCGACCTTGTCAGAGCTGAAGAGTTAGATGGCTTTGAAATTCCTACGCTTGACGATGGAAAGCACTCAGGAGTAGTTTCCGTGGGTGGTTTGCTTTTGGCCAAGATTCCTACAGAAACGCGAAATGAAAGAAACGCCTACTTTTCAGACCGCGCACAACTGCAACAAGACGCAGTTGACCATGACTTGATGAAGGAATCTGATCCAAGCTCTCCGATCTTACGACCAGAGAGAAAAACAAGCGTAACTTTTGGTGGTGGTAATCGTGATTGATTATCACTGTAATTAATTAACTGACTGAATAAGGAAAACTTATTATGGCAAATAAAGATGCACCTTTCGGGTTTCGTTCAGTAGGCAAAAAAGGCGGTGGCGTTGCTAATGGCGGCGTTACTGAATACGAGATTGCTTCGGGCGCGACTGGAAATATCTTTTCGGGCGACCCAGTTAAGATGTTGAACACAGGTACTATTTTAGTAGCTGGTGCTGCAACAACTTTATTGGGGATATTCAGAGGTTGTAAGTTTACAAATAGTTCTGGTGAAGTAGTTTTTTCATCACACTATCCAACACAAACTACATCTTCGGATATCGTTGCATTTGTTGAGGATGATCCTGACACACTTTTCGAAGTGCAATGCACAGGATCTTTAGCTCAGACAGCTGTAGGTAACAACGTAGAGTTGGCTTACACTTCTGGGTCTACAAAAACTGGTATGTCTGCGGCAGAAATTTCTTCTACCACAGCGGCTACTACTGCTCAGTTTAGAATCGTAGGATTCTCTACTGATCCATCTAATAGCACTACTGGATCTGCAAACGTAAATGCAATCGTATATATTAATGAGCATTTCTATACCACAGTAACGGGAGTTTAATAATGGCAATAAATAGAGCGCAATTAGCGAAAGAACTAGAGCCTGGATTGAACGCCCTTTTTGGGTTGGAATACTCCAGGTATGAAGCTGAACACGCTGAAATTTTTGATACTGAATCTTCTGATAGAGCGTTTGAAGAAGAAGTTCTAATTTCAGGTTTCGGTAATGCTGAAGTAAAAGCTGAAGGTACAGGCGTTAGATTTGATAACGCTACTGAAGGCTACACTTCACGTTACACTCACGAAACAGTTGCTTTGGCTTTTGCATTAACAGAAGAAGCTGTTGAAGATAATCTCTATGACAGACTTGGTGCTAGATACACTAAGGCGTTAGCGAGATCTATGGCTAATACTAAGCAAATTAAGGCTGCTGCTGTATTGAACAATGCGTTCTCTACAACAGGAGGCGATGGTAAAGTCCTAATTGCTACTGATCACCCTCTAAGTGGTGGTGGTACACTAGCAAACAGAGCTACAACTATGGCCGACCTTAATGAAACTTCATTAGAAGATGCTTTGATTTCAATATCAACATTTACTGATGACAGAGGCTTAACAATTGCTTTGAGAGGAATGAAACTAATTGTTCCACCTCAACTTCAATTCGTAGCTGACAGACTACTCAGTTCTCCAGGGAGAGTTGGTACTTCTGACAATGACATCAACGCAATCAGAAACACAGGAATGTTGCCTGATGGTTATGTAGTAAACCACTACTTAACTGATACAGACGCTTTCTTCATTAAAACTGATTGTCCTGATGGATTTAAGCACTTTGAAAGATCACCTCTTTCAACTGCACTAGAAGGCGACTTTGATACTGGAAACATGAGGTACAAAGCTAGAGAAAGATATTCATTTGGATATTCTAACTTTAGGGCTGTATTTGGTTCTCAAGGAGCTTAACGGCAGATAGTAGTCACCGTCACCCGACTACTAGGAAAGGGGGATGCTTCGGCATCCCCTTTTTTTTACTTTATTTCTTAAAAAAATGGATATATGATAGAAAAGTGTTTAATTAGCTTAATGAGGGCTGCGTGCAGTTTCCATTAATACAAATATAAGGAGTTCATAATGGCTAATCCACATTTTCAAAACTTAATACTATGGGCGGGTAACACTGAAGCTACCAAGCATAAGAAAAACCAACCCATGTTCGTTCCATACCCATCAGATCAAACGTACTACATGTACCAAAATGATTTTTTCACTTACAACTCTGGTGATTGGACTATAACAACTACAGAGGCTGGTAGCGGTAATGCTTCAGAGGCTGTTACATCATCAGCTGGCGGTGCTTTGTTAATTACAAACGACGATGCTGATAACGACTTAGACTTTTTACAATTAAAAGGGGAAGGTTTTAAGTTAAGTACAAGTAAAAATGCTTACTTTTCAGCTAGATTCAAAGTGAATGACGTTGATCAGTCCGATTTTGTTATGGGTCTTGGTATTACAGATACTACACCACTTGATACTACTGATGGAGTTTTCTTTATATCAGCAGACGGTGATGCAGGTCTTGATTTCTTAGTAGAAAAAGACAACAGCAACACTACGACTGAAGACGTTGCAACTATGGCAGACGACACATTTATTACTACTACTTTCTTTATAGATAAAAATGCTTCAAAAGTTTTCTACTCTATAGATAACGCTGATCCAGTAGGAGTAGTGAATACCAATTTACCTGATGATGAAGAATTGACGATTTCATTCGGTATTCAAAATGGTGAAGCTTCTGCTCAAACTATGACAATTGACTACGTAGTTGCAGCAGTAGAAAGATAGGAGTAAACAATGGCTGATACAGTAACTTCCCAGACTATACAGGATGGTGAAAGAGTTGCTATCCTCAAATTTACCAACGAATCTGATGGAACAGGTGAAGCATCTGTAAAAAAAGTAGATGTTTCTGCATTGTCTTCAAATAATGCGGGTACAGCTTGTTCGAGCGTATCAATAGCTAGGATTTATTGGGCAACTAGAGGTATGGGTGTTGACATAGAATTTGACGCCAGCACCAATGTTTTAGCAATACCTTTACCAGCTGATAGTACAGGTGACGAATACTACGATGATAGATTCAGTGGCATACCAAACAACGCGGGTTCTGGCGTAACAGGAGACATTGATTTTAGTACCGTGGGTCATTCTGATGGTGATGCTTATTCGATCATACTTGTATTGAATAAAAATTACTAATGGCTGAATACAGAGGAAAAAAGGTAACTCTTAATAAACCAAGGAGAATCTCAAAGGGTTCTCCTGGGTTTGGCAAGAAAACTCGAGAAGTTTTTGTTAGAGTTCCCTCCTCTGGTAAAATTAAAAGGGTAACTTTTGGCGACCCAAAATTGGGCGCACATCCTAACAATCCTAAAAAAAGAAAAGCTTACTGCGCTCGCAGTAAAAATTTAGGAGACGATAGGACTAAAGCAAATTATTGGTCAAGAAGACAATGGAGATGCTAAATGGCAAAAGCTAAAAGCGGAGGTAAAATATGTCCAGCTGGCAAAGCTTGGGCAAAACGTACTTTTGATACATATCCTTCTGCCTATGCAAATATGGCCGCATCCAAATATTGTAAAGATCCAAACTATGCAAAAGGCTCTAAGAAAAAGAAAAGAGTAAAAAAAGCTGGGGGAGGATTGGTATTTAACGTGAGAGGACAAGGCAGAGTAATGCCAAATAGATTGAGATAATGGGACAACTTAAACAGTGGCGAGAACAAAACTGGGTAAGAATAGGTACTGATGGTTCTATTAAGGGACCGTGTGGAACCAGTAAAAATAAAAAGAATCCAGATAGATGTTTGCCAAAAGCCAAAGCTCAAAGTCTATCTAAGGCAGAACGTGCCAAAACTGCACGTAAGAAAAAAGCTGCGGGTGCAAAAGGTAAAACCGTAGTAGCAAATACAAAAAAAGCTAGAGTTTCTGTAAGCAGAGGAGGAGAAATGCTAAAAAACAAATCAAAAGCTGATCTTAACAAAGACGGTAATATATCTTCATACGAAATGAAAAGAGGTATGGCTATTGAAAAAGCCATGTCTCAACAAAATCGTGTAAAAAAGAAAAACGGTGGATTCATAGCAAGAGGCTGTGGTAAAGTTATGAACAATCGTCGTAAAGTTACGACTATATCTTAGGAGACAATTATGCCAGCAAAAAAAGCAGCAGATAAAAAAATGGATGCCAAAATGAAGGCTAGACAAAATGCAAAGGTAAGACCTGATGAACCAGTAGAGGAAACAAGGATCTACTTGAACATGCCTAAGAAAAAGGCTGCTCCAAAAAAGAAAGCACCAGCTAAGAAAAAAGCACCTGCTAAAAAGAAAACTACTAAAAAATAGAGGTTTACTATGTATAAAAGAACAAAAGGGTATGCAGCTGGAGGAATGGTAAAATCCAAAGGCATGAAAAAAGGTGGTCCTATGAAATCCAAAGGGATGAAGAAGGGCGGACCAATGAAATCCAAGGGCATGAAGAAGGGTGGACCTATGAAGTCTAAGGGTTACAAAAAGGGTGGCAAAGTGATGAAATCAAAAGGATATGCTAGGGGTGGCAAGGTGATGAAATCTAAAGGCTATAAGAGAGGCGGTAAAGTAAAAAAAAGTAAGTAGTGGCTTACTTACAAAGCAACATCCCACATTTCAAATGCTGGGTCAGAAAAGAATATACGCATAATCACGAAAAATATCACGGTGAGTTTCTTCACGCCATGGCAGTTGCTGTTACGACAATGCCTTGTCGTTGTTTGAGCTTTCAAGTAATTTTTACAGGTATAGCAGCGGAAGGAGAAGAAGAAGACAACGTACATGGTGGCGCTATGTGGGCTAGGATGCCAATAACAGCGCTTGTAGGCGATACTCCTTTTGAAGAATGGCCAGAACCTATGGCAGTTCACGATGCCCAACCTTGGGATTGTTCTTCACACCATCATGCCGTTTACGTATTGGATAGAGCCACTCCTTGTCCTTGGCTTGCTAAAATAGATGGTAATTTTTACCCAGCTAAATACTTGTTTACAGTAGATTACGCTGAAAATGAGATAGCTGATGATCCTGCCCAACATAAACAAAGTCATGTTTTGGAGCTATTAGACGCAGGAGAATGGACAGGTAATATTGTAGCGTTACCAAATAATCGTGTGAGAGTTACACATCCAGCTTGGTTTGAGACTGGATCAGGCGCACCTGATTTTAAACCATCTGCACATATACATTATTCAAAGTCTGATTTAGACTATACGTTGGATGTAAACAGAATTTTTGATAATCTATATGCAGAGGACGAGTAATGGCACTTTCAGGCAGTACAGATTTTGAACCTAACGTAACCGAGTTTGTTGAAGAAGCTTTTGAGCGTTGTGGTATTGAACTAAGAACAGGATACGATCTTAAAACAGCAAAAAGATCTATTAATCTCATGTTGGCAGAATGGGCTAACAGAGGTTTAAATCAATGGACAATAGAACAAGCAACGCAAACTGTAACAGAAGGAACTTCTAATTATTCTCTAAATGCTAACGTAATTGATATATTAGATATGTCGTTGCGTAGA